TGGCCATATAAAGACTCTTTCGTTATTATCAGCGAGTATGATACTCTTATTAAGCGCTGCAGTATCTATGTATTGATTATCTAGTACGAATACCTTATCGTGTAGATACAAACTATTAATTTGTTGCTGTTGTAGGGCAGTAAATACTTTTGAACCTCTCTCCGTAATACCGCATGTAGCCAGACCATTCTGTGCGAAGTAACTATCAATAGGCCCCTCAAATATAAACACGGTATCGAGATCAGCACTAACGTTCTGTATACCATACAACGTCTTCTCGGCACCTACCTTAGATAGATACTTTGGCCTGTCTCGCAAGTCTTTGTTATCTAATCCTCTCGTCTGATAGAAGACTATATTATTATTACTATCATAGAACGGTAACACCAATCTATTTTTATGAACAGGATCAGTAAGAGATATATAAAATGTCTTAGGGCTATTGACGCCTTTGTCTAGTTTACGTGTCTTGATACAATGTAGAGCCATTCTAACGAACGGGTTATCTTTATAGTACTCGACCTGACTCTCATCAGTTAAATTAATGCAGTCTTTAGGTAGACTCTCAGTCTTGATTACCTGTTCAGGCTTCTCCTGCTTCGGAGCTTCGAGAGATATCTCGGTATCGAAGTCTTTTATCTCTGAGATAATAACCTGTAAAGGTTTGTTAGCTATCTCAGAGATAAAAGCGATAGGCTTCTTACTATAGCCACAGTTATGGCAGTAAGCGACTTCTTTATCGACAATATAATAGAATCGTTTCTTTCTACCCCATGAATCACCTTCACGACAAATAGGGCAGCATCCATTATATGTCTTATTAAATTTATTATACGAGATCTTATATATATTCTCGTAAAGAAATTGAATTATATACTGTTCAGGTATGGGTATCATCTACCTGATTATAGTATATAGTTTACTAAGATCTACTCTGAGTTGTATTTGATGCAGCTGCATGTACTGTTTGCCAATCAACAAGAGTCTCTCCAGTCTCTTTAGACTTAATAGAGGTTATGCCCTTTTTAATTATATGCCCAGTTACTGGGTCTGTAAAAATTGCCTGTTCATAGGTATTACCACCCTGGTCATATTGACTAATAACCGGGCGCGCTGTTTCTCCGGAGTATGGGCTTCTTACTTGCATCGGGTTAACGAAGTCGTTTGGATTATAATCATTCATATATTTATTTAGGACAAAATCTCCTCTAATCTATTCTTTTGAAAGAAGGCACTATACCACTTTGCTTCATGTTTGATTATTTGCTCAAACTTTAACTCCTTGCAAGTAGATAAAAAAGTTTCCCAATTAGTATTATAATTCTGAAGTACTAGCTGAGACCTTACGTACGCCACCTCATCCTTATCCGATGTAAGTGTTACTAATTGTACGTTTTTCTCGTAGAGTTCTTGCTCTTTATCAGTTAGTTTATATCTGCCAGCAAGGTAGTTACCTACCTTAACCTTACCCATGCCCTTAATGCCGGGTATATTATCGCTCTTATCTCCTGTAAGAGCTTTTACCTTTATGAAATCGGCGTGTGAGTACTTTAATACCTCCTTAAAGTTATCTTCTGTAATCTCGATCTTTTTAATAGGATCATACACAGACACCTTATTAGATATTAGCTGACACAGGTCTTTGTCTACAGTAACGATAACGTGCTTGTAGTGTTGTCTAGTTTTATAAAATTGACTACGAGCCTCCTTGTCCATATACTGGTCAATTATTTTAATAACATCATCTGCCTCGTATCTCTGCGGAAAGATAGACGGTACACCCATACTGGTAAGGAGCTTTTTAATTATATCGTTCTTAGTATGAACCACTTGATTGCGTTCCTGGTCTCTATTACCCTTATACTCCTTTAGTAATTCTTTTCGCTTATTAGGTAAGCCATCAGGCTTTTCATCCCATGCACAGAAGACCTTATCAGGTTTAAATTGATCTACATAGCTGCGTACACAATTTAGAAACATGTAAACATGCATATCCTCGGACTTATTTTTCATATTATCCGCTACCCAATACACTCTATGTACTAGGTTATTGCCATCAATTGTCAGTATTTTCATTTTTTTTATATTGTGCTTGTATTACTTTGTAAACATCACCTGGCATAGTTTCTATTAACTGCAGTATCTCTTTACAGACTCCATTATAGAAATCCTCATGAGGTATAGATATATTTGCCATATCAGGTATCCTAAGAAAATTATACGACAGTTCCTCTTCATTAATGAAGACAAACGATTGACCAGCGTAATCACCGTGATGACACGCGTATATCTCTTTCTTTTTCGGTTTATCGGCCATTACTAATATAATAACCTATGTAGTCCGTTAATTCAACTACAAAGTCATTATAAGTGCCTTGATGCATGCCAATTTCCTTAGCTTTACTGCAGTCGATAGCGTATCTGAAGTCGTGTCCTAGTCGATCCTCGACAAACTCTATATTATCGTCAGGATCCTTACCCATAACCTCGCAGATTAACTTAACTAGTTCTAGATTTGTTAACTCTACGCCGCTACCAATATTGTATACACCGATCTCACCACTAACTGCGACATTCCATACTGCTTCGTTGTGAGATGCTACGTGTATCCATTCCCGAATGTTATTACCTTTTCCATATACTGGAATCTTATTACCATTCGTTAAAGAATCAATGATAGTCGGTATGAATTTCTCCTTATATTGGTTAGGTCCGAAGTTATTACAACAACGTGTTATACTAATGTCTAAGCCATAAGTCTTCATATATGATATACACATCAAGTCACTCGCTGCCTTACTGGCAGCATAGGGAGAGCGTGGGGACAACGGGGTCTCCTCAGTGAAGGCTGGATCGGTTAGACCTAAGTGCCCATACACCTCATCGGTAGATATATGAATGAATTTTCCATGACCTTTATTCTGGTTCCGGAAGCATTCTAGAAGATTCTGAGTACCTAGTACATTCGATTCTACAAAAACTGTAGGCCCGGAAATGCTATTATCTACATGAGACTCAGCAGCGAAGTGAAAGATGTAATCATATGGTACAGCTTCATAGAGGACACTCTCAAGCGCTAGCCTATCTGTAATATCGATATGATGAGTCTCGTCGCAGTATGATCGAGCATACTCTTCATTTGATGCGTATCCGTTCTTGTCGATATTAACAATGTATACATCTTGATGGAATACACTGCGGAGGTATCGTATGAAATTACCTCCAATAAATCCATAACCACCTGTTACGAGTATCTTATGTTTAGTAACCGTCATTGAGAATACTTGAGTTCTGTTTAATTGTTTGCTTTGTAATTAAGTCTTTAAATTTTGTAGTAGACCATTCATGAGATCGAGTAGTATATATAACTTCTGCTCTGAGATTACTACCTGTAAAATCTTTACCTAGATAATCTTCACCTAGTATACGAACATCGCAATCGAATGTCTTCATTAACTCAAATAATTCATCTTCCGTCTGATACATATACACCTCGTCGATATGCTTAATAGACATGAGCATTTTATAGCGATCATAGTATGGTACAACGGGCTTATATTTTGTATTACGAGTAGCGGAAGGATCGCCGTGCAAAAAGATAATAAACTTATCACAATGCCGCTTAGCCTCTTCAAACGTTGCAGTATACCCTGGGTGAATTATATCAAAGTTACCGGCTGTAAAAGCTGTAATATCGCCTGTCGGTTTATCTTGCTTGATGCGCTTATAAACATCACTTTTATGCTGATCTATAAGGCGTTGTAGTTGGTAATTGTCCATATTTTTTATGCTTGTTTCTCTTCTTCTTGCAATATACCTGACATCGCTTCAAAACTCTTTCGAATATAGTACTCTTCATCCCCCCAATCGAAATCAAATACTCGCTTACTCTTATCATTACTCAAAACGCAATTGCTTCTACCACACTTTGTGTTTAAGTCCTTAAAATCAACAAACTCCCATTCTGGATTAACAACAAGTGGGTATTCTTTAGATAACTCTATTACCTCTTTTGTGGTGAGTGAGTTACTATGAACTGCGTTAAAGATACCAGGTTTGAAGTTATCGATAACAGTTTCAATAAACTCACATAGAACAGTTACATCTGTCTTACTGTTCCTATAATCAATCAGCTTACTATAGCCTTTTAGTTTATGTAACAGGTTTTTTGAGTCTAGAGTACCTTCAATTGGCATTCTAATTCTAATGATGTTAGTAAAGTTGGTATCAAGGTTAAGTTCACCGGCATGCTTTGTCTTACTATAAAAACTAGAATCACTATCAAACATTCCGAAGTTAGGTTCATCATCTTCAGTATACTCTTTATCATACCCGGTATAAATGCAGCCAGAACTAACATGAATTAGGTTCACTCTTTTAATCTTGCAAACCTCTTCAATATCTCGAGGTAGGATTGAATTCTGAATAAAGCATTCTTCTTTTCGAACCTCACATTCATCAACATTAGGCTTACCGGTGAACCCTGCACAATTAACAACAGCATCAATAGCTGTCTTATCTAAAAAATTAAAAAAGCGACTTTTATCGCCGTAGTCTAGCTCTTCTCTAGAGAAGTTATATACTGTATGCTTCTCGCGAATCAAGTATTCAGTCAAGCGAGAGGCAATAAAGCCTTTTGATAGTACGAGTATATTCATATAGGTATTTTATATGATAGACTCCGATAATCAACTATTCAATCTAATCCATGTATGAAACAATTGTGTGAAGGTATTGCTGCAGATACTGCCCAAGGGCATCGACCTCGAGTTGGTTTTTGGCATGTATTACCGGTTGAATCGGATTGCCATCTAGGTCGTATCCCATAATGATAAAGTTATTCATGAACTCAGAACACGTTGCCACCATTGCATCAAGATTATCCTTAACAGGTACACCCTCACTCCCTCTTGGAGTGATATCCGTTAGCATACCAGATAACGCATCCCTTATGAGAGTTTCGATGTCCTGTTGCTCGGATAGTGCGATAGATACGTTATCTACTTTATCAATCTTATGCTTCAATGGCGCTCGTGACCTCTTTTTAGGGGTACCGTCTCGTTTCATAAAAGTACTTATACTTTTGCGAAACGATTTCCATCTGGATCATTAGATATACCTTTCTGTATTAGATGGGATACTAAAACTTCAACACTCTCCGTCTTTACGTAGAAGCCTCTAGGGAAGCTAATGCCACCATCATCAAATTCAAATTGAATTTCATTGATATTATCCTTGTTATGGAAACAAGTTAAGAACACAGAAGACCTACCTGGATCGATCAATATAGTCCATCTACGGGAGTCTGATTCACTATATGCATTGAACATTTTAAATACAACGAAACCGTTATCTTTAAGCCGTTTAATGACATAACCAGCTGTTTTTAGCTTATTGCTGATGCGCTTAACTCGTACCTTGTCTTCTCTATTAGCCATATTAATTAATTAGGGCTGAAATTACATAAATCAATGATGTATTGCTCTTTTTCATATCGCAAACTATAACACCCATATCTTGATTAACTCTAAATCGAACTTCTCTACTATTGTTAAAACTTATTAGTCGAAAGCTTTCGAAGTTAAGAGCTAGAGGTGTTGTAATGCCAGGGCCTTCACAAGCTTCACTCATAACACAAATAAAGTTATCTGTATTATGTCGGCTCCTATCACCTAACTCACCTACAATATTACCATCTTCAGTATATAGATATAGTTTAGACGTCTCAGTAGTGAATGAACTACCTTTAAATACTGTAGCTAGGTTACTCTCTTTTACAGAGAAGGTACTACTAAACTCTAAATCATTAATCTTATTAATATTAATATTAGGTTGCCTGATAATACCGTCGTCCAGAAGATGATATTTAAATTTAAATCCGCTTTCATTATATGAGATATTATTCTCGTTAATTTTAAGCTTAATATCTTCTTTAGGTATGATATCTAATACCCTATGCAACTTCTTAATATCAGGGATATTAAGCGTTACTGTTCCTTCTACATCACTCTCGACTTCGATTGACGTCCTACATACAATAGTAGAATCTTCTGATGCTACAATACAGCTAATTTCATCCTTTGAGAGATGGAACACACACATATTATGTAGATTGGAGATAGGACCAATAAAGTTATTAACGAAGTCCTTTTTATTTTTTAATCTTAAATAAGCCATTTACAATTTTGATTATACTATACTTTGGGCGCTGTATCAACGGCTTTTCTCGGGTTACCGGGAGATTTTTTTTTTGATGTCTTAATAAGACTGTCAATTTTATCAGTTAATAGATCTATCTCTTTTCGTTGCGCTCTAACACTATTAACAAGAGTACGTATCATCGATAGTAATTCTTGTTTCTCATCAACGTTAAAGTTAAACTCCAACTGATTAGTATCTACCGGAATGTCAGGTGCCATTATATTAAGCACCGGGACAGCAGCAGGCTGCGATACCTGCTGCTGTTGAGGTGCTACTGGTGGCGGTACATGTACCGCCGCGGCTGCATGTGTATTTTCAAGTACTTGTGCTACCTGCTGCTTTACCTTTGCAGAACTACCTTTACCGAGGGCGCCATGACCTTCAATTTGACCATCCAATTGATTAAGTGCACCATATTGCGCGCCCATAAATTGAATTAATGCATTGCTCTTTTCTATGGGGCTTAATTCCTTAGTGTACGAAGCCGGTGGTGCCTCTCTGTCATCCATTGGTGACGGAGCTGGCATCGGTATCTGTTCAGGCATCTGAGAGCTTGTCTCAGGTAATGGTAGTTCTGGGTCCATATATTAGAGGTCTAAGCCTGCGAGTAAGTCTTTAATTTCAGCATCGCTATCATTAGCTGGTTGAGCCGGTGATGCAGCTGGTGTAGGTACACTTTCAATAGCTGGTACAGCATGAGTAGCTGCTGGTAATACATTCGGTTGCGAAGGCTCAACAGAGTCACCAGAACCAGCAATATGCTCATCCACCATCTGAACTAGCTCATCATAACCCTTAATAGTAAATACCTCATCTAGCTTATATAGATTACTCATCGCTGCTTCAGCTTTAGTATCATCCATACCAGGAATCTCAGATGGGAAGCTAAATTTAGACGATACATACGTAGGATAATCACCTTGTTTTTCTACAACGATCTTGAGGTTACATCCATTAGGCGATACATCAAAGATCTTAGCACCGAGATCAGCCGCATCTTCACCTTCAATAGCGCTAGCAATAACTTTATGCAATTGCTTACCATAACGAAGAATCATTACCTTACCGTTATTATCGGGGTTAACAGGATCATTAACGATGTATGCATTAACGAGCCATTTTTCTGAACGATTAATCTTACCAGCCATTGCTTTTTCATCGTCGTTACCGCGGTAAAGCTTATAACGAGCTTCACCGATAGGATCACGCTCCCCAAAAGTCTGAGGTGAGATAGCATTTACATATTGACCAGTCGCAAAACTATTCCAGCCATGCTGGTAGTAATGAAAGAAGGTCTTGCTGGCGTCACTAGCAAACGGTAGTAGACGTACAGTATAGGTATTACCAGGTTCGGTACGTAGGATATTAGTAGGTCCGGATGACTTCTCTTCAGAGCTTGCAAGAGCTCCACGGATAGATTCGAACATTGAATTTGATATATTTGTCATAATTTAATTATAGTTTAGTTCCTTTTTGTTTTTACGAATTTTTTGATATTTTCGATATTTGTTTTTAGTTTAGTTGAAGCATAAAGTTTCGTTCTAATGTAATTGCTTCTTTGTAGAGCGTAGCATTTCGCTTGTACATATAGACTATCTTTATACTCCTTTATTTTACAGGCTGTTTCGTCAAAGGCAAATAAAATGTACATAGAAATTTTACGTTCCCCTAAATGCTTGAAGAATACCGGTAAGTTATTTTCCGTATAATTTGGATACTGACCAATAGGTATACCTACGCTTTTACAGAAGTCGTTTATAAAAACTAAACTACCTTTAACGAAATCCAATGACACCTTCTCATCCGGATTGCTTAATAGAAAGTCATCGTGGTATCTAGTATACGCTTTAATAGCTCTCATGCTACTATAGAACTCTAGAGGGAATAGCTTATCGTCGTATACAAAATAAGGAGCCTCAAAGAAGGTCTTTATATCCAATGAAGGATGTCTTTTGAAAAAGTTGGCTAGTTTAACAACAGCTGGGTAAGATTTATTATCTTCAAACTTATCAAAATTCTCACGTACCTTGAAAGGTTTGCTATCTACAGCTCTCGAAACTATCAACCATTGATTGTAAATGGTTTTTTCTAGTTGAGTCATACATACCTATAATAGTATACCTTTATTCTTATTCAAGAACTTTGTTACATATTTACTCTTTGTTATAGAAGGTTCTGTCTCTATAAATTTCTGAATTGCTCCGAAATCACTTTCTTCACCTATAAGGTTTATAAACATTTTCCGGATCTTGCCGTTTTCTAAGATTTTGAGAAAGACGGTAGGAAAATTCATTTTCTTACCATGGAGAAGAGATACGAAAGTACAGAAAGAGTAGAATGCATGTTCAAACTCTGCGTCTTCCATGTTCTGCGAGGGTGACTTACTCATTGACGATCTCCTTTAAAAGTTTTGTAAGTCTGATAATACTATCATTTAACGTCGCGCCGGCCGCATCGTCATGCCCTCCGCCATCCGATAATTGGCTGGCTAGCTTTCTCATACTCAACGTACATTTACTTGATCGTCGAAAGACTACTGTCTTATTTTTAGTGCTCATTAACATACAGATATCAGCATCATAATCCTTAAGAGCTCTTTCGCATATTTCGTTCGGTGAAAAGGAAAAGAAACCTCCAATCAGTTTATATTTGGTACCGTTCAACTCCACATCATTCATGTATAGTTTTTCGGTCTTAAAGTAATTCTCTAATCTACTCTCAACTAATTTAAGAGTGTTTTTATGATACGTATTGAGACCAGTAAAGCCGGCGCCGAAGTCAGTTAGGAATTTTAAGACTCTATCACCTGTATAGTTCCAGAAAATATGATTTAACTGCCTACTGTAAGGTATACTCAAAGTATAGCTATCGTAATCATCGATGAGTTTAACTAAGAGTAACTGGTAATCATTTAGCTTAGATTTTAGCTTTAGCTTATCATAGATAAGACGTGTGCATGATGTATAGTCTTCAACAACCGGCTTAGCTTTAACATACTCATGCTTTACTTCAACGTGGTCCTTATGGTGATCAAATACTATAACGTTCTCAACGTCAACGAGAGATGTTTCGTCTTTAATATTAAGGTCGCATACAAATACTCTATCATAATTCTTAAAACTGTCAGTTAATTGCCAGTTAAGAATATCCTGTCTGAAGTTTTTTTCTGTGGTTACCTTATAAGATATCTCATAAGCCGGAAAGGCTTGTCTGAGCAGGAAGACACAACCGGCACCATCTAAGTCCGCGTCTGTAAAAACATGTATCTTACCCATATAAACTATTTACTGTCCTTTTTTAAAAGCTCAACTTATCAAGCTTATCAGTCATCTCACCGAAATCATCATCATCATTATTAAGAGTATCATCCTCTGAAACAGTAAGAGTACTATAATCAATTCTCATTTCATTCCTACCAAAGTTAGCACCGAAACGGTTCTTCATCATATGTAGGTTAATAATATTAAGCTCTTTATCAGTATCACTCTGAGTAATACCAACAATAACATCGGCGGTCGCAGCCAGACCAATACTCTCACCGATAGTATCTAGGGTAGGTGATTCGGTATCATAACCTGTACGGTTAAGCTGAGTAGCACTAATAATAGGGCAGTTAAACTTATAACTTAACGCTCTAACTTCTTCTGTAGCACACTTAATACGCTCATATAGATTACTATTAAGCGAGCCTCTAAGCAGGTTAATATAATCTAAAACAATAGCGTCAATCTTAATACCTTTTAATTGTACCATTTTAACATAAGAAGCGATCTGCTGAGCAGTAATAGTATTAGGCGGGAATTCTTTAATAAGAAGCTTACCCATACCTTCCATATTATCCATACTATGCTTCAACGTAGGCGTCTGAGATTTAAGATCTGCAATAGGTATTTTAGTAATATCAGATGCAAGGCGACAAGCGTACATAACTTCACTCATCTCTAGAGATAATACTAATACGTTCTTACCTTTTCTAACTAGATTAGTCGCAATATTACCTAAGAAGATACTCTTACCAACGTTCGTCTGACCTGCAAATACATAAAACGCTCTGCCATTCGCTAAGAAACCACCATTTAAATGGTCGTCGAGCCAGTCCCATCCAGAAGATAGCGTCGGTTCATCTACACTCAACTCACGCGCAAGCTCATCAATATCGTCGAATAGGTCAATACCAAGATCGTCCTTCAACTCGATACTACAGCTCTTTTCAAACTTCTCTAGAATATAACTAGTATCAACCTTACCATTAGTAATGTCTTCAGCTACATCCATCATTGTATGGTAAATAGCTCTCTCCTTAAGGTATCTTTCAGTATTATCTAATAACTCATCTTTATTAAGATTCTTATCTATTTCATCGAAACTACCAGCAACAGTCTTAAGAGCAGCTTTAACATCATCATTGACTAGATAAGTTTTTAGTTCAGTGAGAGTCGGCGGTACTCCCCTCTTATCATAAAAGCTCTTAATGATAGTAAAGAGTACCTTGATATTTTTATCGGCAATAATCTTAGGGTCTACATGCCCGATGATCTCCGCAAGGTACTGCTCATCAGTTAAGCTTTTATATATTAAAACCTTCTCAAAATAATCTAAATCAATTTTTTCCATTATATTTTATGCTGTACTACTTTTGCCACTTCTTAATAAAGTATGCCTGGCCGTCGTAAAATTCTTTATCAGGTTTAGTTAGTCCTGGGCTATTGTGAATGATCGGTATATCCACTACGCCTATTGTAACGTGGTTCCTATTACATTCAAGTGAGAAGTCTAAATCATAATAATGAAACTTAGATGGATAAGATTCGTCAAATCTCACATTTTCAGGTAACTCTTTAATATTGATGCCAATAAAGACTCCGTCAATAACTAAACATCTGCTCGGTACAGGTCCGAAGGAGGTATACATATATGAATCTTTATCTCCATGAGCTACACACCCTCTTTGATCTTCTCTTTTTGACATAATATGCCATAAAGCAGGGCTACCAACTTTACAAGAAGTAGCACCAGCGAGCCCGAATACGGTGTATTGATCTGCAGCTTTAGATATAAGAGAGTATAAATCACGGGTATTAATATGTACGTCATCATGTACCATAACTGCAATATCAATATTGTTTTTCCGTGCATCGTCAATAAAATTATTGTAACACTGTTGAAGGCTTTTAGTATTTTTATCCTCGTATTGTACTGAAACTCCTAGGTGATCTAGCCCGTAACTCTCTAAACATTTATAGAGTACGCAGTCCTCCTTATTGCCTTTAGTCGCGCTATAAATTTGAATATTATTCATAATCTTTGCGATCATCCAGTTCTGGTTTGTTATCTCTATTCCAAATCATACCCATTACATTCCACAATACCGCCCCTAGGTGGTCTTCACTCTCATCACCTCTGAAGTCTTGCATTAGATGTCTCATTGCACTGTCATATAGTACGGAATGCTTCATACCTCTCCGCCAGTTATTTTCTCCATAGGCCTCAGCACCTTGCAAGTATCTCACCATAACCGATTCTAAAGCTTTGTGTGGTACTAAACTCATACGTACCTTACCTTCACAGCTATCACGTTGCGCGCCAGTTTCAAACTGACGAGGTTTCCCAGTTGTTTTCAGATCATCCATATAGAAATTATAGTATCACTTAGTAAAGAAATCAAGCCATAGATTAAGTGATATGTCCTTAAGTGTAGTAAACATTTCATCTAATGAGGCACATTCATTTTTTACACCATGTGACAACACTACCTTACCTTCATCAACACCGGGTGTAACGTGATGAATAACTGAGCCTATAGTAGAGTAACAGCCCTCAAAGGCACGTACTTGCGGATCTTTACCTTTAAGTTGTGGGTAGGATGTTATTAGTCCGGGATGGCCGTTATAAATTTTATACTCCTCGCATATCTCCTTAGGTATAATATTAAGCCATCCATGTAACGTAATAAAACATGTGGATGGGTCACCAAAGCAATCTCTCAAGTACTGAACATCCTTAACGTACCTCTTTGCAATTCGATGACCTACATCACTAATATTAAGTCTACGGTCAATCTTAGTATCATCTTTCTGATCAAAAAATATAGAGGATGGATTAACTCCTCGTTCTACCAGGCTCGCTATCTCTGAACCAGTTTGTGAAAATAGTGCTATATGTCTCATAGTGTTAAGAACGGTGATTTATGATTGAATGTGGATACTATCTCGTATCCAGTGGGGGTATATTTGTATATGGTACCTTCCGCTACCTCTATATAACCATTGCCCTTAATAGATGATACATGTGTTCCTTTATAGAATAAAGTACTACCCTGTCTAGCTACATATAAGTTATTACTCCAGGTATTATACATCCAAACAGCATAGGTACCCTCAAGTCGTTGCAGCACTCTTGTAATATTATTAATTTCACCTTCTATTACACTTTCACACGGACCATCTTTATAATCATTCTCGGCTAGAAGGTATGGTATAATATAACTATCTACCGGATTATGAGGTACAGCTCTACATTCTTGTTGTAACTCCTTAAAGTTAGTCAATACCCCGTTATGAGCTACTACCCAGTCACCTACCTCGAATGGGTGTGATGTATCGTCTTGGAAATACCTCTGACTGCTAGTAGGAGCTTGGTTATGCCCTAGGAATAATTTACAATCTGCAGGTACACCCATATCTTCCATACAGAAAGAACCTTCTTTACGTATAATACCGTAATGTGCCTTATCACCTTTAACAGATGCATACAATAATCCAGTAGCAAAGTTGCCTCTAGATTGGTTAGCTTCCTCTAACACCTCGAAGGTATTACTATCATCACTACAATATATTCCGCACATACTCTTATTATAGTATAAAACCAGTGTAGAATCCATAAATATTATTATGAATTTCGCTACATGGACAAACCGAGTAATTAATGAGAGCAGTGAACATTACTTTGCTGAAGAGCTTCTAGAGGAAAGTATTGCTAAGACACTGAAGCCAGTAGTTAATAAAATGAAGAAACTAAACATAGGTGTACCATACCGTGATGCTCGCTTATTTTTCTTCAATTACCTTCAAGATCAGCACCCTGAAGTTATTCCAGCTGAATTTAAAGATTCAAAAAGAAAACCATCAGCAAAAGATGTTAATGCAATGGTAGGTCAGATTGCAATTGATCGCCCAGAAATGCTTGATACGTTTGCAAACGAATTCGAAGCATACGCCACCGGTAAGGATGACGAAAATCCGGATGAGGATAGAGTATCAGAGTTTCTTAGAATCGCGATGATACTTAGAACTGGCAAAAATGTTCGGCCTAAAAAACATGAAGGTTATAAGACAAAGGAATATAGCAACTTATCAGCTGAGGAGATCAAAAACACAACAATGGATGCAATTGAAAAGGCTCCAGTTGAAAAAGGAGTAGATCCTGATATTGGGGATGAGAAGCTTCTACTGAAAGTAGCATTCACTAAGGTACTTGCTCAACTCCAAGAGCTTGACGAGCTTGACCCTAAGGTACTTGTCAATATCGCTGACACTGGCGCAAAAGTAGACAGCATTGATAAGTTCAAGCAGTTTTTAGATTACATGCACCAGTTCGAAGAGTACCATCTCGCCGAAGCATACTTACGTGATATGATCGCAGTTCTTGAAAGGGAAATGGCTAGTAAGGAAGACGAAGAGCTTGATGATTTTGATACAAGTCGTCATTCAGATGAAGATATTCCGGAATATTTAGAGGACTTGCATGCGATGAGGGCTGGTAAATTTCCTGGTATGAAGAAGAAGAGAAAGGTAGTTGATTATGATACATCTTATGCACCCGTTTACGACACAGAAGAAGACGCTGAAGGTGTCAGTGTAAAGCAACAAGTACTTAACGCTGTTAAACAAGGTGCTGGTGAGTTTGCTCATAAAGCAGCTGGTATGCTTCAGTCAGCTAAAGAGCTTCATGACCAATATAGCAGACAGGGTGATCAAGAAAGAGCTAGTATCACTAAGTCACTCGTTAATCACTTCACTGTACAATCAAAGTTTGATGAAGATGCAGAGGCAAAGCCGGACTATATGGATATGGACAGCGATGGTGACAAAGAAGAGTCGATGAAGAAAGCTGCTAAAGATAAGCACGCTGCATGTGAAGATGCCGAAAATGGGTGTGATTGTGGCATGTGTCCGGATTGTGCTGATAATGCAAGATATGGTACCTCGGATGAAGAGCAGAAGAGCATTAAAGATGAATACCATCTTTCCCCAGAGCAGTATGAAAAAGCTCGAGGAATGTCAGACTTTGATGCTAGTGAATGGTTCTTTAGCCCGTCACAGAAGCTATACTTTAGAAAAAGAGAAGGTGGTGAAGATCAAGAGCAATCAACTGCTCAGTATATGTCTAAAGCCCCTGTTGAAAAACGCGAAGAGTCTGAAGAAGTAAGAATGTCTCAACAAGAGATTAACCAAATGCTCGCTAACCGAGAGAGAGAAAGAGTTCAAAACCTTTACGCTCAACAAAGACTGCATACTCAAGGATATTAATTGTATCATAACACATGTTAATAGCAAATACACTATACACTTATAAGGCAAAAGTAGTATCCGTATATGATGGTGATTCCTTGAGATTGGATATTGATCTCGGATTCAAAGTCGTTATGCAAAACCAGCGCGTCCGATTACTCGGAATAGATACACCGGAAGTAAGAGGTGAGGAGCGTGAATCTGGTATAGCTGCGAGGGATTACATGAGAGATTTATTATCAGATAAAGAAATTATAATTACCACTATAAAGGATAAGTACGGTAAATATGGTAGGTGGCTGGTAGAGGTGTTCATACCAGACGAAACACAAGAGAGTGGATTTCTAAATGTTAATCAACATTTAATTAGCGAGGGCTTAGCTGTCCCATACGGGGAATGAGTGAGTACGAGAAAAATAAATACTATTGCGGTGCGTGGTGGACGCCGAAATGGGTTCGTAGGATTTTAAGTACTAGGTTTAACGCTAGTTGTAAAATACATGATCTAGATTATGATACTACGAGGTTTAGTAGAGAAGAGGCAGATACTAGATTTTTACTTCATATGATAAGACAGGCAAAGAGCTCTATATTCTGGGAGGTTATAGCTACATTCTTTTATATTTCAGTTAGACTAGTTGGTAAACTATCGTGGGGCAGAAAAGATTAATTGATAGACTTACAACCATTCTTCTCATATATAGCGTCTAACTTATCCTGCTGTATATAATCTAGAGGGTCCCTCAGCTTAGCTTCAACGAAGCCTTGTAGCCTTAAGCTGCTGCTAGCAGACTCAACGTCACAAGGGTACTCACCTGAATAGCATGTATATGTATTACTAAAGTTTACCCCAAGGGAGACACCGTCTAAGACGATATCTTTTTTAGACATTTCAATAAGAGGAGCAACTACTGTAATTCTATTCTCTCTATTAAGTGCTGTTACGGTATTTAACTGATCTACGAACTCTTCAGATCCATCCCAGTAACCGGCTAAACTATCTGCTTGCGCGGCACCGTACCATACTTCACCAGCGCCTACAGCCTCAGCATAAGAGCAAAGCATACTCAAGAACATTAAATTACGGAACGGTACATAACTCTTAGGTTGAGCCTCACCCATCATATCATTTACATTCGGGGTATCAATATTATCATTAGTAAGCGACGATACTGGTGCCATCTCGCGTATAAAAGTTGTATCGAGTAATTTATTATGAAATACTGTATCAGGGTATAAGTTCTTAATATCAGCTAGCTGCTTTTCAACACACTCCAGTTCTCGTTTATGGCGCTGCCCATAATCAAAGCTAATAGTATGTACTTCATCTGCTAGCTTTGCAGCTTTAAACAACAGTACAGCAGAATCCATCCCACCACTGAGAGTTACAACAATTTTTCTTTTCATTCTCATTCTTTAATTATATACTAGTTACGACTTAACCGCTTGCACGTCGTCATCAGTTACTTCATCCGGAATAATTTCATCCGCATCATCTACATCCTTATTACTATACTTCCACTCTTTCTTAATTTTCTCTTCGATAACAGGTATAATAGTATTATCCCATAGTTCAGTATCATCTTTCCACTTACTATAATAGCCGAGCTTCTTACCGTCTGGTAATTGATATGTTGAACCCGTCTGCGTAACTGCTCCGAGACCTACCGCAAGATCTAATAGACCGAAATACTTATGCAACCCGCGATCGAACGACAGATACATCTCACCTTGCAAGTACTGCTTAACGAAACGATTCTTAACGGTCAGTGCTCGTAGAATAACACCAGAGTAGCTCTTTTGACCTACAGCTAATTTACCATCAGTGTTCTTATCTTCCTTAACCGGTTTACGAGCTAGCTGGATAGTAACAGAAGGTAGATATACAGTAGCAGTACCACCTGGCATTGCTTTTACAAGCGACGGGAACATTGCTGATGGGTCTTCATAAATGTGGTTAGTGGCAAGAATAGTAGTTTTAGTTAAGCCAGATAGTTGAGTAAGCGTACGTAATAGCGACTTCATTGCTTTAGCTCTACTACCCATATCAGCACTTACATTACCCTTTGTCTGACGATTGATCTGCAATTGACTTTCCATATTACCTAGAGAGTCAATAGCGATTATAAATTTACCTTCCTGACCCTTCTCCTTTACTTTAGTTAAGAAGTCGAAAATCGTGTTGCGGCATTCTTCAATACTAAAGACTGGTACATACTTCACCTTACTAACATCTAGACCTAACGCTTCAGCACCATCCCTATCGATAGCGTTCTCACTATCAAAGATAACTGGAATTAAACCTTCCTTTTGAGCATTAGCTAGAATCTTTTGCAGAATAAACGATTTACCGGTCATACTAGGGCCGGCTAAAAGAGTCATTCTATTCTTCGGAATACCTCCATGCAGTGAGCCTGATACAATACCGTTAAGTACCATAGAACCAGTATCGATCCACCCGTCGACGTTACTAATCGCACTTTCATTTAGGAAAGACGCGTATGGATTAGACTTATCAATTACAGATAAAATATCATCAATTTCTTTACTCATATACCTAATTATAGTATATGTTTATAGTAGATCAACAAAAAAATACCGTATCAATTGATATGGTATGTAATTTATTACAAAGATTCGCTCAGCAGTTTATCTGTATCTTTTAGTAATTTTTTAATCTTTACAGATATATGGTTACTCTTCCATTTATATTCCTCAAAGAACTCTTTCCATGATAATACAATTGTCCTCAATCTTTCGAGATTTACATCTTTTAAATCATCCTCAGTCAATTGACCATATTTTATTGCTCTAAATAAAGCATTATTAATGACCTGTATATCCTCGGACTCTGAAAATGTTGCAGTTATTACGCCCTTTGTGTATTCAGGAGGCGTTCCGACTTCGATTACTTCAGGTTCTGGCTTTTTATTTGACGCCTTCAGTTTATCAATTTGATCTACTAACTTAGCAATTTCAGCGTCTTTCTGCGTAACGATATTATGTATAGCTGCATTAGCTTCGTTACGTACTTGCTGATTAATTTCCTCTCGGAGTTTTTCAGCTTCGTCCTTTCTTACATGACCGAAGTATGATGAGTCGTCAGATGGAGGACGAAATGATTGTGTTGACCAGTTTGACATAAAAATATTTACATATACTATTATATGTATCAACTAAACTAATAATAAAAAAGTGTGAGGGAGTCGACTGGTCGTATCCAATCCTTATCCACGTTATCAACCCCCGCCACAGCAGAGGAATTACAAACTCAACCTAGACACCAATCTAAGAATAGGTCAACTTCTTAGACTTTTTCGCCAATTTGTGCTTAAATCAGAGGCATGGCAGGTAGATAAATCTTACTCGTCAAAGAGCTTAATTACTTCGGCGTCTTCTGCTGCAGCTTCGACTGGTACTAGTACTGGGTTAACAACCTTTTCATATTGATCAACAATACGTGGCTCAATTTCGAAATCGCTACCTAGAGCAATGTTATTAACACTCCAAGAGAAAACGGTTGAACGTTCTGCATCTTCGCCGACTGGCTGGACG